ACTTTCACACCACGTAAAGGTCTATTGACACGTTACGCTAAGAAAGTGGTTCGTCCAGAATTCTATGGTAAGATCTTAGTTAGTGGTTTAAACTCTATCTAATCTAACCTAGATTATTAATTTAAGAAGCCCCGCGCAAGCGGGGCTTTTTTTTTCAATATGTATAATTGATAAAAAGTTATTATAAACAAATATGAAAAGTATGGCATCGAAACCTCACACAGATGAAGTTCATAGAAAACAAAGAGTAGTGAAAAACCCCATTAAATTCAAAATTACATTAAACGAAGAACAAAAAGAAGCTAAAGCTAAAATATTAGAAAATACCATAACGATGCTAGCTGGTAAAGCAGGTTCGGGTAAAACATTATTAGCAGTTCAAGTTGCATTAGATGGTCTCCTTAGAAGACATTATGAAAAAATTATAATTACTAGACCTACAGTATCGAAAGAAGAGATAGGATTCTTACCTGGTGATTTACGAGAAAAAATGGATCCATGGATTCAACCAATCTATCAAAATATGTTTGCTTTATATGATAAAGTAAAAATAGAAAAACTTATTGAAGATGGTAAAATTGAAATTGTACCTTTAGCATTTATGAGAGGTAGAACATTCTTAGATTCATGTATAATCGTAGATGAAGCTCAAAATGTAACCCATGACCAAATGGAAATGATAGCAACTAGAATTGGTTTACGTTCTAAAATGATTATATGTGGTGATGATCATCAAACCGATTTAAAATCCAAACGAGAATCTGGGTTTAGGTTTTTATATAAGGCAATGCGTACTATCAAAAATGCAGTTGGTATAACATTATTCCAAAACCATAGAGATCCAATTGTAGATGATTTAATTCAAGTATATGAAGAAGCAAGTGCTCAAGGAATAAAATTAGGATCTTCAGGCACATCTGGTCGTTCAAAAAAATAAAAATATAATGCTTTTATTGAATTTTAAATTGGAAATAATTTTTCTAATATTTATAACAAAAATACTAAATGGCTTCAATAATCACACCCACATCTTTCCAAACTAAAATAAAGGAAGAGCATGTAGTTAAGGGAATAAAAACTACAAATGAAACTTTTTATACATTAGGTAATATTACTAATGTAGATAGAAGAATTGTAACAATCCCAGCAACTTCATCTATTGATTTAATTAATGTAAATGGTGTAGATCCTAGTGCAGGAACATTTCCATCAAGTAGTTTAAAATATGTTAGAATTTCTAATTTATCTGATACAGCTAATTTAGCAGTATCATTCACCTCATCAAAATCCCCAGATGGTTCAGGAATTATTGGAACAGATTTAACATCATCTTATACTAGTGGGGGTGTAGGAGGAGTAGAAGGTTTATATACTGGGGTAGCAACAACTTCTAGTGTTAGTGGGTCTGGGATAACGTTAGATATCGATATTTCATCGTCATTAATCGTAGGGAATTCATTACTTATCACTACCAATGCTACAAATTGTGCCACAGGTACCTACACTGTTTCTTTAGCAGGGGGTACTGGAACAGGTGCAACAGCAACTGCAGTAGTAACAGGAGCTAATCCTGAGACACCAACAGTTTCTTCTATAACAGTTTTAAATAAAGGAAGAGGATATGTTGTTGGAGATATATTAACAATAGCAGCCGGAGATTTAGGTACTGGTCAATTAATAAATGGAGCAGCTTTAACTAATAATGGTTTAACTCCTACAGTGTCAAATGATATAACAAGAGAAATAGCTATTTATACTTCTACAGGACATGGAGCAACAGTTAATGTAACTTCAGTTGGAGGTGTAATTTCTACAGTTATACCAAGTAATATAGGTACTGAATATGAATCTGGTCAAGTAATTACTATTACCCAAGCTGAATTAACTAATATAGGATTTGGAACTGTAGGTTCAGATTATACTTCAACTCTCCAACCATCAGATATTCAAAATTCTTCAGAAGTAACTTTAACAGCATTAGGTTCAAGTAATGTAGAAACAAATATATTTCAAGCAACAATTGCAACATCTGGGTCAGGTTATTCTGTAGGAGAAACTTTAACAGTAACAGGAAGTGATATAGGAAATGCATCTAACGCAGTATTTACCTTAACATTAAATGATTTTACAGAAAATGGAGATAGAAGTTATTGGACAATGAATTTATTACCAACATCATCACTTATGTTTTCAGGACCTCAAGTTACAGGAAGTAACTTTAATGGTTTCTTTGGTCAAGATATTGAATTTATTTCAATGTATGCTATTAGTGAAAGAGTAGATGTAGAGTATGTAGTAGTTAATTCAGATAACGTATAAAAGAAAAAAATATGGCAAACATACCAATATGGCCCGGATCTAGTTCATTCCAACCAGGAGATACACCTTTTGGATTTTATGATAATGATCCTGAATTTCAGATAGATGCAGATAAATTTGCAAAATTTGCAGCCCAAAGATTAGGTTATCCTTTAGTGGATATCGAATTACAGAAGTATAATTTTTATACGGCATTAGAAGAAGCTGTAACTGTATATGCTAATGAGCTATATGGTTATAAGGTTAGAGATAATTATTTAACTCTTGAAGGAGCAAATAGCTCTACAATGGATATTGAAAATACGGTAGTAGTTCCTAATTTAGGTCGTATTATCCAAATGGCTGAACAGTATGGTGTTGAAGCTGGAACTGGAGGAAATGTAGATTGGCATAAAGGATCTGTTCAATTAACAGCATCTATACAAGATTATGATTTAGAAAAATGGGCTGAAGAAAATATTCCCCATTATAAAAAACATGATATAGAAATCATGAGGGTATTTTATGAATCTCCACCTGCAATTGTAAAATTCTTTGATCCCTATGTTGGTACTGGAGAAGGTGTAATGAATATGATGGATAGTTTTGGTTGGGGTAGTTATTCCCCTGCTATTAATTTTGTATTAATGCCTCTTAATTACGATTTACAAGTAATTCAACAAATAGAAATGAGTGATACTGTTAGAAGATCAAATTACTCATTTGAAATGCATAACAACCATTTAAGAATATTCCCAATCCCAGATGGTACTGTTAAAGAAATGTATTTTGAATATATTTTAGGATCTGAACGATCAGATGCTTCATTTGTAGTAGGAGAAAGTAGTACTATTTCTAACATTTATGATGTTCCATATACTAACCCTAACTATGATGATATTAATTCAATAGGTAGAAGTTGGATATTTGAGTATGCTTTAGCTTTATGTAAAGAAATGTTAGGATATGTTAGAGGTAAATATGATACTGTCCCAATCCCTAATGATTCAGTTAAATTAAATCAAGGTGACTTAATTACGGCAGCTACAAGTGAAAAAGAAAGATTAATTGATAGGTTAAGAGCTTATTTAGGAGAAACATCAAGAGAAAAACTATTGGAAAGAAGAGCAGCAGAAAGCAAATTTATTCAGGATGAGTTAGCTAATGTTCCATTCCCAATTTATATAGGATAAGATATGGCATTATTTGGAGGTGCAAGAGATATAAGTCTATTTAGACACGTTAATAGAGAATTGATGGGTGATATAATCACCCAACAATGTGCCTTTTATAAGTATAAAATAGAAGAAACTAAAGTTAATCTTTATGGTGAAGCAGCAGAAGAAAAATATTTTATGGGTCCTGTTTTATTAAATTGTTTAATAGAAAGAAGTGATCAAGAATACCCTGAAACAGATTTAGGTACAGATTTTAACTGGGGAGCTAAATTTAAATTCCTTAGAGATGATTTACTATCAGCTGCTGAAGACTTTAATGCAAATTTTGCACCTTCAGACCATAATTATGGGGCAGAGTTGGTTCCCGAAGTTGGGGATATTATATTATATAATGAAGGATACTATGAAGTAGATAATGTTATAGCAAACCAATATTTTATGGGCAAAAACCCAGATTACCCTAACCAACCAGGAAATTGGAATCCAAATTTAGAAGATTTTGGAAGTAATATTTCGGTAATTTGTAACACTCATTATGTTCCTGGAGATAAAGTAGGAATTACAAGAGAAAGATTTATATAATGGCAGAAAAAGGAAAAATACCAGTACCAAAAACTCAAAGAGAAATAATGAATTCTCAAATTGAACCTTATGTACCTCCTGTAGGTGCACCTGGGTTTTCTAAGATTGGTAATCCTAACTCTCCTACAACATTTAATAGAGGTGAACAAACTTCTTTTAGAGATGATACAACTAAACCATTTTCTTTAGGGTTTAAAGAAATTGATGAAGCTATTTTTTATTACATGGAAAATGTAATAAAACCAACAGTTCAACAAAATGGTGTTGTTCAAAAGGTGCCTGTTATTTATGGTAATCCTGAAAGATGGAAACAAGTACAAAAAGATGGATATTATAGGGATCAAAAAGGTAAAATAATGATGCCTCTTATTACTTTTAAACGTAATAATATAGAAAAAGTTAGGAATATGTCTAATAAATTAGATGCTAATAATCCTAGTAACCTCCAGGTATTTACAAAAAATTATAACCCGTCAAATACATATAGTAATTTTGATTTGTTAAATAATACAATCCCAACAAAAACACGTTATGCGGTTGTTATGCCTGATTATGTAAATATAACGTACGACTTCATTATTTCTACGTATTATATTGAGCAACTAAACAAATTAATTGAAGCTATTAATTATGCTTCAGATTCATATTGGGGAAATCCAGAACAATTTCAATTTATAGCAAGAGTAGATAGTTTTGCTACCCCACTTGAAATT